AAAGGACCGCCTGCTGTGAAATAACCTGTGTTGGTGTTGGTGCCTGTGGTAGTACTGACCCAGCTCGCTGACAGAGCTGATAGATCTTTTGTGCCATATTTTAAATAATAAAATTGTCTTGAGTATGATTCTTTTAATTTTGATTCTACCGAACTATTAATGGTATTCAAAATATCATTTTTATTTGAGAACGTAAATGTGAATGTAGGTTGAGATTCTTCTCTGTAGATAATACCGTCATCTGCATACACAGAAACATTTGAGTATGCTCCTGTAGGATCTACAATATCTTTGGCTCGTGAAATGCCTGATGCTGTTCTGTTTACAGATTTAATTTTTACAATCTCTTGTGACGCTGACAGAGGTACCACGTTGTAGTCTTCTGCAGTGATCATTCTGTTCTGTGAATAATATGTCTGTGGTGCTTTCTCTTGAATAGATGCGTTGGACTCTGTTGCCGCGGCATTGTACACTGATTGTTTAAGACTTGCTGTCACAGTTAATATCTGAGCGCCTCCGTTGATGTCAACATACGGAATATTAAATTGAATTCCCTGCATATCATTGGGCTGTATTGCATATTTTGCATTATCGCTGACTCTATGATACACTCTAAAAGAACCTGCAGGAATGTTAGAAAAATTACCATCCCCAAACACAAGATCGATTGCATCATTATTTTTTGTTACTACATTGTAGATGTTTCTTACGTTCTTTGAAAGGCTGTTGTAGATGGTGTTGTTGCCTACGATGTCTGGAACCTGTGTCCAAGTATTTTGAATTTGGCCAAAATCGTCCAATCCGTACAACCAAACATCGGTGTCATTCACATCGTTTACATTAATGTTCTGCACATAGTTTGTAGTTGATTGAGTCACTGAAAAATCTGTAGAGGTTAATGATCCTTGTTTTGTTAAAAAAAAGAAACCGGTGTTGTTGCTGGAATCTCCGGAGCCATCTGTTCTGTAAAGATATGTAAATCCGCCTCCAGGTATTGGTGTTCTCTCATAGATAGAATCACTGCTAGATATAGTTGCTGGTATTACCTCAAAATTTCTTTGTACACCACTCACTGCTCTTGAATATTTAAAGATAGGCAAATCTGTATTGGAGCTGTTTACTGTATATGTTTCTGTTTTTATGCCTCCGATGTTATCAGACTCCAACGGCTTTCCAAATTGTTGTCCATCAAAGCCAGCGGCATTTAAAATTTTTATAAATTGTTCTCTGTAATTGGAATTTGTGGCATCATTCCACACCACTGATACGTTAGATAAATTTTGCCCTGAACTGTCTGTGACATTCTGTGTCGTTGAAACAGAATCTAATTTTAATAATCCTGTGGCTGTTTTATTCCTTTTAACATTATAGTTGATCAATCGAGCCAGTCGTAGAATTGAGTTCCTTCTGGAAGCAGTTTCTAAGAAATTTTCTCGAGCATTTAGATCCACCCTGAAAGAAAGTGATTGTGCCACGTAAGCAATAAGATCGATTAAAGCCACATATTCAGAAGATTCTACAAAGTCGTTGAAATCGTCTGGATAGTTCTCGCGAAGATACGCCACCATGGTTCTTCTGAGTGTCTCAAAGTCGTAGGATTTGAAATCAGCCTGCTGGAAAGCAGTGTAGATTTTGCGCCAATCCTCGGCGACTAATAATCGGTTTTGTCTATCTGTAGTGGCCATACATTAATGTACGAGTATTTATTGTTTGTATAAACTGCGTATATTAAGACAGGCCTAGAGAACTGTTCTCATCGAACCCAAAAATTAATTTTTCGGTGATATTGTAGGGTTTATAGGTCAGATCCACCTGCACGGAGATGCCGTAATCTGATTGACTCACTGTAATGTTGTCTGAAGACAGCCTAGGATCTGCATTAACGTTGGCAGTGATGTCATCTAGTATGGCTTGTTTTAAGTCATCTGTGAGTGGTTCAAACAGTACATCATATATGATAGTACCAAAATCGGGATTCTCTAATCTTTCGCCTTTTCTAATGCTTAAACGATTGATTAGATTCTGTTTGAGCAGTTGGAAATCGTACAATTTATAATTGTTGTTGTCAGCACGAGAACTAAACCCTTTAAATGCTCTTGATGTCGTTGTTACTGCTGTTTTGCCTGTGTTGTTGTCTACCATCCAAATATTTTTCCTATATTTTTCACTGTGGAACTAATTGTTTTTCCAACAGTACTTACCAGTGACACAGTCTGTGTCACTGAGGTTACCTTGCCTCCCACAGTATTTTTATATGTGTCTGTGACCTGCGTTGCTGTCCCTGGTATGTTCTGAGATAGATTACCCACCATGGTGGATGGGTTTGTAATATTTTGTATGGTTTGATTAACAATGTCTTTTACTGCTGTTGATGTTGGATTGATACCTATGTCAGCGGGAATTTTATAAGATGTATTATAGTTCTTTGAGAACGACTCTGCTATCGATCTAATCTTTGAGGATGTGGTAGCACCTTGCGATGTAATTTCATATTCTAGGTCGGCCTGATACTGGGCGGCTTGAACAGAGTTGATAGGACTTTGTCTGTTCTGATGAGCTATATATTCTGCTGTGCCAGGTATTCTGTCATTTGTACTCGGTCTGAAACCTTTAAGTTTATTTTCCTTATCATAGTGATTATAAAAAGGTTCGTGTGTGGGCATTCGTGCAACTGTGGTAATGTTGCCTTGTGGATTGATTGTAAGCAACTGCGACTTTTTAAATTTTGGATCCACATCAGGTACATATCGTCTCACTGTGGGTTGATAGGTAGCGACTATGTTTGGATCGATTGATACACTATTGAAATGCACCTGACTGCCTGTGAGATCGTGTCTGCCACTGGTATGATGCGTTTGTCCTGACGCGGCATATGAAACTATCTGGCCTCCAACTGCTTTAGAACTGATTGATCCACTGACTGTCTGCGTTTTAATATCCTTATATGCATACTGTTGAATAGAACCATTTAGGGTGTCAACTATGATATCGCTTTCACTGGATATTTTAATATCTTTTTTGGCAAACATATTAATGCCAGCATCGCTGTGGAAATTCATGTCTCCTGCCGACCTAATGTTCACTCCGCCCACTCCTGCATAGACATCAATAGATCCATTAGATGAGAATTCCATCCAGGCATTGCCTGTACCGTTGGCAATATACACCACACCTGCAGAATCATTCAATAGAATTTGATGTCCTGATGCTGATCGTAATCGAACGAGTTGGTTGTCACCGTTTGCGTCTCCGTCGTCCATCACAAAAGATTGCCCGGTTAATCTATCTACAATGTCTTTAAAATTACTATCAGTTCCTCCTAATGGCAAAGATTTACTTCTTGGGTTTTTTCTACCTGGTGTACTGATTCCATAAACCTGACTAGGAGATTCTCTACGAGCCGAGCTGGTGGTTGTACCTCTAACTGTGTCTTGTATTAATCCTTCCTGCCTAAGAGTTTCAGCAAATGGATGGATGGGTTGTTTGATTGATCCCGATGATTCAGATAATATTCTTCTGTTTACTTCTCCTGCGGGTAGATTATCTGTGCCATAAATCTGTTGTTTGGTTTGATCAAGATCTCCGCCTGATGTTGTCGCTCCTGTGTTGGTCGAGGCGCCAATGCCTGGTGTCATATGATTGACATACGGTTCTGGAATACAGCCCATCCAATAGGCCTGATTGGCATCGCCTTCCACAAATATTACCATAACTTTAGTGCCTATGTCTGGTGGTACCATCCACATTCCATATGAATGTTGAGACCCTTCGTACTCGTTGGCATTATCTCTGTTTAGATATCTGTTGGTTTTGGTTCCCCAAAATGGTGTCATATATCGACAAACAATTTCTTGTGATTGCGTGCCTAGTTCTGATCCTGTTATGCTGGGTATATTAACAGTTAGTCGACCCATTCTGCTGGGGTCTCTGTTATTAAGAACGTGACCCACATATGGACCAGAATTTTTTTGTACATATTTTTGAAACTCTGTGTTTGGTTTTGATATTGAACCGTCAATGAATCCTGTGTTTGTTCCCATACTATTGTTTATGCTCCATTCCCACCAAAGGGATTATTGTTAGAAAGTGCTTGGGCTTTTTTTATCTTTTGTTTTACCCAATTTAAAATGTTATCTAAAAATCCGTTACTGCCGTCATCAAGGAAGTCTGTGAAATCTTCTGCGGGGATGATTCCCAAGTACGTGTCATTTGTTTTCTCCCCTGTTGCTTTGGTAACTTTGTTTCCTTGGTTTTTCAACCTGATCAACCGTAATTGCTGAGTGAACGTTCCTCCATCGAATTTGTTTTCTATAGTTACAACTCTGTATAGACCATTGAATACCACCTGGTCTCCTTGGTCGAACTTATACAGTCCTGTGTTTAAATCTATATCAACGGGTGATTTGAAATTAATCATAACGAACGGCTCAGCCAGGTTTAGATTGTACGACTGCGTCCTCACATCGTATGCTTCTCCGGTTCCCAATTTGGTTTTTGAAGCATTGACGTTCTGATAAACTCCTCCCTCTAAATTTTTGGGTTTTTCCATTATGTTAAACTGGTTGGCACTCAGATAGATCGGGTCACCTCTAATTTCCATGTCTATGGCAACCATGTCTGCGCCTGGATTGCTGAAAGAATCTAAAAACGAATCATACGCTTCATTTGCTCCATACAATCCCACATTGGTGGTTTTTCCTCCTCCGGGATAGGCCATCAACGGTAGATTCACTTCCACTTGACCGTCTCTGCTGTACAGCACAGAGCTGTTGGAAAGATTGTTGACAGGCTGATCTGTTCGATTCTGTTGCTGTTGTAACCCTTTGTATTTAGAAGCGTAATAAGCAATATTGTAGTTGATGTCCAATGACAGTACTTCTGTGTTTTGTCCTGTGAATATATAATCGTAACGTTTTCTTGCCATGAATTGACGGGTGTTTTCTAAAAACTCTTTTATGTTTGCTGACAGCCCTGGTTGTGCAAAATTTAAAATGTGTATTTTGTATGGCTCTATGTGGTAGTGCATCAACGCTGTGTGTTTTTTGGTTATATTATCCACGGGGCCTGTCGTATGATGTATAGAGCTGTTTATTTTAAAAAAGTTCACATAGAACCTGTCTTCGTTCTCTTTGAGGAATTGTTCACGCTGTTCAGGAGTTTTTAGATCAGATATCTGGTTAGCCAGGTCTCCGTTGGCTTTTTCCGTCCACTGTTTGTAAAAAGAATCCATGTCACTAAACGGGTCAACCACTTTCATTACCTGAGACAGTATTGCATGAATTCCTGTGCCTTTGGCAAATTGTCCAACCGGTGTTTTGGACTGATCTTTTTGAAAACTCTTTGCTTGAGTGTTTTGATCAATTGTCGACGGATTATTGGTATCTTGCATCAATATTGTTTCTTGTGTTTGCTTATCAGCAAACTCCTTGTCTAACTTGGGATCACAGGTGACAACATATTGATCTGCTCTTTCAAAAAATTTACCTTTTTGCTCTTCGCTGGTCTGTTCATTTAATTTTTTAGTGAAATCCTTACAGAAAGAAGATAATGTTCCTTCGGTGTTGACTGTGAATTGTGCTCTGGTGTAATTTAATCTATCAACGAATGCAAATTCAGACGTGGGTATTGCTCTGATCGTGTACACCGATCCGCCACCGGTCACATTCACAGCCACTTTTATAAATTTAATAGGTATTTTTCTAACATAGCTGTCCCCGGTTGAGAGAGACTCTCCATTTTCGTCAAATCCTCTGTAGTCTATGGTTAACAGGAAAGGTGCATCCACATGATCTAAAAAACCCGAATTGTATGCGGCGGCTCTAATACTCTGAATGAAACTTAACCCTAGCGGTTCAATTATTTCCATGTCTATTGTGGTCACAGATGTCATCATTCGGTCATTGCTGGCCGAAGGCAGTGTTTTAATGTTGACACTCTGAAAATAAAAATCAAAGCCACGATTTAAAATGTTTCTAACGTCGGCCATCGCTTTGTCCAGACCTGCTTGTGTTTCTCTGACTGTATCTAATGTCTTGTCTGACGGAGCATCTCCGGTGTCTACTGCGCCGCCCACTGTTACTTTAAATGAGGCATTTTCTTTTGCGTTGGGGTCTCCAATACCGCCCGAACGTGCAATTATATTCTGTGGTTTATAACTGGTATCCCAGTATGAAAGTGTTTCTAATTCTAATCTAGTCAATGCACTCAATGTGAATATCGTGTTGAATGATGCAAACTTATTCAACGGGTTTGGCTGGGTGGTGTCTAAATTTTGAACATCAGACTTTTCGTCGGTTTTGGTCTTGCCTTTATAGGCATCGTTATTCTTATTCATATTAAATTCCTAGATCGTTTTTGAGACTTGATAACTTGGGCAGTTGTATCACTCTGCCAGGTTCAAAATCATAGACAGGATCTTCAATGACATCTGGATTCCTCTGAGCAAACACCCACCATAGTCGAGGAGTGCCGTACAAGTCATACGCTAGAAGGTCTGGACGATAGGCATAGGTTCTGTTAATGGTGTATGAGATGTCGCTGTCAAATGCTGTTATTGTTCTTGGTTTTAAAAAATCCAAACTGATAGTATTTTCGGGGGTGGTAAAATACGGCGATGTGTTGGAATATTGAGCCATTAGATGAATTCAAATCCTTTGTTGGTGGACTCCCCGTTGACAAACTTCTGCATGCTGAAATCTTTCATTGCAGATCTTGAATACACTGGTTGTAACTGTATATTGAACATACTCATTGCAGGAGCCCAGGATGTCGGAAGTGATGAGTTTGGGTCTACTTCCCCTGCGGCAAATTCTTCGTCTGGTCCTCTGACGTTGGCAAATGCTGGATCTTGTCCTTGTTTAGTGCAAATGTAATCCACGCTGTTGGTCAACTCCACTGAGAAATTGGTCACAACCACTGGCACGTTGTTAAACACGTTATCACCGTATGCATTAAATTTTAATATTGGTGGCGGATTCCCTTTCAACCCTGTGCCGTCATCTTGACCAAAGAACATTTTGGTCACTGCTCTCAGGAAATGCAGTGTGGCTATCCAATGACGAGCATCTGACTGATTTTGTACTGGAAAATCTCCTACCACTGTGAAACTAGAAACTTCTGAATGTTGGTAGGCATAGAAAGGATGATTGTTGTGTGTCGTTGCCAATGGATTGTAACTGGCCTGATGCTGTAGGATAATAGACGGTGTTAGAGGAAATACTATACCTCCTGTTTCACTCAACGGTTTTAACAGATCGCCTGTAAAAAATGTAGGTCGTAGATCGCTGGCCGCCGGTAATGTTAATTTCACTCGAAAATCTGAGACATCAGTTCTACTGCTCCAGCGAGCTTGGCCGGCTGTGTTTAGAGGTGATTCTGCTCCTTTGTTTAATCCTGCACTAAACAATCGTCCTAGTGTTTTATTAATCACACTGCCGCCTGCTTTACCTAGTGTATCTATCAGTGTCATTTGTTCCTGGTTGCTTTCCCGTTAAAATTTGTGTATACTTAAACAATATTTATAGGCATTTTAATAGGCGCACTTTATTCACTTACGACACGGTTTTTACACAGTAATTAATTAGGAGAAACAAATGGCTAAACGAGTAAATTATTTAAACAACAAGGATCTACTAGCAGAGATCCACAAGAGCAAGAACAGCTATTGTTCATATGTGAGCGAAGAAGACGCACAATACGATTACATCGTTACAGATGTTAAGAAAATTAATGCTACCGCAGTGGCTCAAGCTAGAAAATTAAAAGCCAAGAGATTAACACAGGAAGCATGGGAGGCCGCAAAAGCATCAGGCAACAAACGTCAAAAGATGAGTGACTTCACTGTGTCAGCTCGTAAAATTGAAAAAACTGATCTAGTATTTCGAGTCATGATGTTTGATCATGTGCCCACTGACAATGAAAGAAAGAAGAATCCAAAAACTGTTGCAGACCATCATACAAAATGTAATTTTCCTCCGTTCCAGCACTACAGAATTAACGAAAAAAATGAAAATGTTTGCGTGGGTAAAAGTCACTGGACAGGTGGCATGAAGAACGGTCACTTCTCTGTGGATCACGGCAAGATGACGAACAAGCTCGCACTCATGTACATGAAACTGTGTGAGAGATACGGCACTCGAAGCAACTGGAGAGGTTACACCTACAATGACGAAATGCAATCACAGGCACTGATGCAACTGTCACAGATAGGTCTACAGTTTGATGAATCCAAATCAGACAATCCGTTTGCCTACTACACTGCGGCCATCACCAACTCATTCACTCGTATCCTGAACATTGAGAAAAAGAATCAAAACATCAGAGATGATATCATGGAAATGAACGGTATGTTGCCCTCTTACACTCGACAGAATAAAAACGAGGAACAGGCCAAAGCGGAAGGAGTGGACCGACGTAACAAATTAAAAAAAATAGTCATTGAAAAATCACACTACATCGACAGAAAAGGCGAAAAGGTCGAAAGAACCATTGCAGTTGCACCTGTTAAAGTGTACACTAAGAAAGCCATAAAAGAGCTGAACCGAACACTGAAGAAAGACGGTTCGGTAACTGCTGAAGATTTTGAAAAGGTAAAATAACAAATGCCAATGTTTAAGAAAGCGGCGTGCTTCACTGACATCCATTTTGGATTGAAAGGCAATTCGCGAGTACACAATGACGATTCGGAGTTGTTTATCACTTGGTTTATTGAACAGGCCAAAAAGGACGGCTGTGAAACCTGCATATTTCTAGGCGATTGGCATCATCATAGATCTTCTGTGAACGTTTCCACAATGAACTACACAGTTTCCAACATGGAACGACTGGGCAAAGCATTTGACAATGTGTATGTGCTGATGGGCAATCATGATCTATTCTACAGAGAAAAAAGAGAAATCAACTCTATGGAATTTGTGAGATACATTCCTAATGTGCATATCGTCAACGAATGGATGCTGATGGACGACGTGGCACTGATCCCGTGGTTGGAGCCAGACGAATATAAAAAAATTCCAGACCTAAAACAGAAATATATTTTTGGACACTTTGAATTGCCTTATTTTAAAATGAATGCCATGGTGGATATGCCGGACGTGGGACAGATCAAAGCAGAACATTTTGTTAATCAAGAGTATGTGTTCACAGGACACTTCCACAAACGTCAAATTCGAAAAAATATTCATTACATGGGCAATGCATTTCCACACAACTATGCAGATGCCGGCGATGATGCTCGAGGTATGATGATCCTGGAGTGGGGTGGCCGACCCAAATACATCGATTGGCCAGACATGCCAGTGTATCGTCATTATAAGATCTCACAACTGTTGGAAAACGCAGACAACCTGTTGCAGGAAAAAATGTATGTGCGAGTGGGACTGGACATAAAGATATCCTACGAAGAGGCCAACTTCATCCGTGAGACGTTCATGGAAAAATACGAGCTGAGGGAATTACAATTGATCCCCGAACAACTGGATGCCGCGGAACAGCCCCGGGTGACCATCGAAAAATTCGATTCCGTGGATCAGATCGTTATCAAACAACTGGAAGGCGTGGATTCCAAGACCTACGACAAACAGATATTGATGGCAATATATAACAATCTAGATGTCAACACCTAACTCATATGCTCACCGTTAAAACTTTATCAGTAAAAAACTTCCTGTCTGTGGGCAATCAAACCCAGGCCATCAACTTTGAAGGTAAAAACCTTGTGCTGGTCATAGGTGAGAACATGGATTTGGGCGGTGATGACGCAGGTGCTCGAAATGGCACAGGTAAAACCACTATTATAAATGCAATCAGTTATGCATTCTTTGGTGATGCACTCACCAACATACGTAAAGATAATCTTGTGAACAAGACCAATGCCAAAGACATGGTGGTCGGTATAGAATTTGAAAAGAACGGCATACAATACAAAA